ACTGAATCTTCAGACAGAGCGTTTGAAGAAGAAGTTATGTTATCAGGTTTTGCTCAAGCTCAAGTTAAAGCAGAAGGTAGTGGAGTTGTTTTTGACAATGCTCAAGAAACTTACACTGCGAGATACAGCCACGAAACTGTAGCTCTTGCCTTTTCTATAACTGAAGAAGCAATTGAGGATAACTTGTATGACAGACTTGCTAGTAGATACACAAAAGCATTAGCTAGATCTATGGCAAATACTAAACAAGTTAAAGCTGTTAATCCGTTAATCAACGGTTTACCATCTGGAAGCTTCAACTCAGGTGACGGTGTTACTTTATTTAACACAGCTCACCCGACAGTTTCTGGAACTGTATCTAATACATTAGCTACACCGGCTGACTTGAACGAAACTTCATTAGAGCAGTCATTAATTGACATCGCTGCAATCACAGACGAAAGAGGTCTGAAAATTGCTGCAAGAGGTGTTAAAATGATTATCCCTTCTGAGCTTCAGTTCACAGCGGAGAGATTGATGAAATCTCAAGGTAGAGTTGGAACAGCAGATAACGATGTTAACGCAATCGTATCTATGGGTATGATTCCACAAGGTTACAGAGTTAATAACTTTTTAACTGACCCGGATGCGTTCTACATCATTACTGACGTGCCTAACGGTATGAAGATGTTTGACAGAGCCCCAATTAAAACGGCTATGGAAGGCGACTTCGATACTGGTAACGTAAGATACAAAGCTAGAGAAAGATACTCATTTGGTGTATCTGACTTTAGAGGTATTTTCGCATCACCAGGTGCATAATAATTAAAATATTTGAGGCGGACATAGTTCCGCCTCATTTAGAAAGTAAAATAAAAAACTCATGAAAAAATTCACAATTACAATCTGGGCTTACGATCACCATGCAAAATTTAACGTCGAATCAAAAGACGATCCCATTTCGCTAGAAAAAGCGATAGTTGACAAACTAGGAGTAAATGATATAAAATGGGAGTATCTTGGATCATCATATGATGACAAGGTAAACAGAATAACCTATGAGGAGGTTATAAATGACGATGCAACCACACATCCAGGAACTTTACAACAAGAAAAAGTCACTGGATCTCAAATGGGAGCAAGAGCATCTTAACGAGGGTAAATATACTCTCAATATGGTGAGGATCGACGACGAAGTTAAAAAGATCGTTCAGCATATTAAAAAAGCAGAAGCCAAACAAGCACATCTGCAAAATAAAGTTGAGGCAGTCGCTCCTACAGTTTCTGTAGCTACTTAATAAAAAGCTACATCGTTGGAAAAAATCCACTCCACATCACAGGCTCTCTTGCACTCTACTCAAAACTAGTATATAAAAAACTTACTATACAATTAATTAGAACATAGACGCGTATAGTCGACGGCCTAGAGACTATGTTCGGAAACTAGGAGGATACAATTATGGCAAATACTACATTTTCAGGACCGGTACGATCGGAAAACGGTTTTGATTTTATTACTAAAAACGCGACTACAGGTGCTATCACAACTAATGCTTCTTATGGCAAAGGTGTAACAGGTGGTGTTCAACAACTATCTGGTGCTGGCGCAGTTGATACAACTAATTTAGTGACTGAGATTACAACTACTGGAGCAGATGCATTAACACTTGCAAATGGTTCAGTTGGTCAAATCAAAATTATTACTATGGTTGTTGACGGTGGAGACGGAACTTTAACTCCAACTACTTTTGCAAACGGAACTACAATTACGTTCAACGATGCAAACGATACAGTTGCATTATTATATGCAAACACAATTGGTTGGGTTATTATCTCAAACAGTGGCGCAACAGTAGCATAATAAATAATTAATGTGGGCCTTCGGGCCCACACAATTTTAATAGGAGAAAAATATGAAGGGTGACGTAAAAGCAGTACGAGTTACAGCAACTGGTGCGGTCTTTGCAGGAAGAACAAGATTAAGAGGATTAATTCTTGCTTCTGATGGCGGCGGCGCAGGAACTATAATTTTACAAGATAACACTGATAGCACATCTTTATTTCAAGGCGATTGTCCAACAGGAGATGTTTTTGCATTTAATATTCCTGAAGATGGAATTGTATTTCCAGGTGGAATGAAGGTTTCTACTATTACAAACATTGCAGGTGCAACGTTATTAATAGACAAATAGGAGGTTAATTAATGGCTACCTCTGGAACAACGACTTTTGAATCTACGTTTAGTATTGATGATGTCATTACTGAAGCGTACGAAAGATTAGGTCGTTTTGATTATTCAGGAAATGATTTAAAATCTGCAAGACGTTCTTTAAACATTATGTTTCAAGAATGGGCGAACAGAGGTCTACACTATTGGCAAGTAAAAAATAATTCAATTACATTAGTCAATGGTCAATCAGTCTATACAATGTTTAGATCAACAGCTGATGGAACTTCTGATGCAACTGCAGTGTATGGTGTAGATGATATATTAGAGGCTGTGTACAGAAACTCTTCTTCAGTTGATTTTCCTCTTACAAAAATAAATAGATCTGCATATCAGGGTTTGTCAAACAAAACTCAAACAGGTGTTCCTACACAATACTATGTTCAAAGATTTATAGATAAAGTTACAATTACTTTGTACTTAACACCTGGTTCAAGTGAGGCAGGTAATTTTTTAAATTACTATTATGTAAGTAGAATACAAGATGCTGGTAACTATACTAACGAAGCAGATGTACCATATAGATTTGTACCTTGCATGGTTTCAGGTCTAGCTTACTATCTTTCACAAAAAATAAATCCACAACTTACACAACAAATGAAATTATTATATGAAGATGAATTAAAGAGAGCATTAGAAGAAGATGGTTCTGCTTCAAGTTCTTTCATAACACCTAAAACTTATTATCCAAATGTCTAATTTATCTAGAGGAAAATATGCACAATTTATATCTGATCGTTCTGGTCAAGCGTTTCCATATTCAGAAATGGTAATTGAATGGAATGGATCAAGAGTACATATATCTGAATATGAAGCAAAACATCCACAGCTAGAACCAAAACCAACTACAGCAGATGGACAAGGTTTAAGAAATGCAAGACCTGCTAGAGTTGAACCAGCAACAGAAAATTTATTACCAAGTGATCCGTTTGATATAACTTTAGGAAGCACAACTATATCTGTAAATGAACCAAATCACAAAAGAACAACAGGAGACACTGTTGTATTTAGAAACGTAGATGGAAGCCCCGGAGGCCTGGCGTATACAGTATTTGAAAATGCTGCAGGATTTAGTATAACTGTGGTAGATACAAACAATTACACATTTACTTTAGGATCAACACCTACGGTAACAGGAAATTTTGGAGGAATGACAGTAACTGCAGGACCAGTTACATTAACACCATGACTTATTCAGAACTAGTACAAAAAATTAGAGATTACACAGAAGTAGATGCAAATGTTTTAACAGACTCTATTGTTAATGGATTTATTGAAAATGCTGAATGGAGAATATTTAGAGATGTAGATTCTGATAATAATAAAAGATACGCAACAGCAAATTTAATTACATCACAAAGATTTATAGATGTTCCAAATGATTTATTAGTTGTAAGGTCAGCTCAAATTGTAGATTCTGATGGAGTAGGTCAAGCAAATAATAGAGATTTTTTACAATTTAGAGATACAAGTTTTATGTCTGAATTTAATCCAGCTGAGTCTACAGGAGTTCCAAAATACTATGGTATGTGGGATAAAGACACTATTGTAATAGCTCCAACTCCAAATGCTACATATGAAATTCAGTTAAATTATATCTTGAAAGACCCGGGTTTATCTAGTACAAATACAACAACATACATCAGCGAGTATTTTCCCAACGGACTTTTGTATGCATGCTTAGTAGAAGCATATAGTTTCTTAAAGGGGCCAAATGATCTCTTGCAATTATACGAAGGAAAGTATAAACAAGTGGTAGAAGGCTTCTCAATAGAACAAATGGGAAGACGAAGACGAGATGAATATCAATCAGGTGTTCCTCGAGTCGGAGGAAAATAAGGAGATATAATTATGGCTATAACACAAGCGATCGCAAACGCGTTTAAAAAACAGTTACTTGAAGGTGATCACAACTTTAAACAATCAGGTGGTGATAAATTTAAATTAGCTCTTTATACTTCTTCAGCTACTCTAAACTCAACTACTACTGCGTACAGTGCAACTAACGAAGTTAGTAACACTGGATCTTACTCAGCAGGTGGCGGTGCGTTAGTTAATGCCGGAACTTCAATCGGTTCTGGAACTGGTAAAGGTGTTGCAATAGTTGACTATGCAGATCTATCTTTTACTGCGGTAACATTAACGGCTAGAGGAGCTTTAATCTATAACACTTCATCTGACACTACAAATGCAGCTGTTGCAGTTTTAGATTTTGGAGGAGATAAAACAGCTACATCAGGAACTTTTACAGTACAGTTTCCAGCGTTTACTACATCGGCAGCTATATTAAGAATTTCTGGTTAATAGGAGGTCTATAAAATGGCATTGGTTGTAAACGATAGAGTTAAAGAAACTTCTACCACTACTGGTACAGGTACATTTACTCTTGCAGGAGCAGTAACGGGATTTGAAACTTTTTCTAGTGCAATTGGAAATACGAACACAACGTACTATGCAATTGTTCACACTAGTAATTCAGAGTTTGAAGTTGGATTGGGAACAGTAGCAGCTGGCACTTTAGCTAGAACTACGGTTATCTCATCATCAAATAGTGACTCTGCAGTGGATTTTGCTGCAGGAACTAAAGATGTTTTCTGTACCCTTCCTGCATCTAAATCAGTTATACTCGATGCAAGTGGAAACATTGTTGCAAACAACGCTAGTAATCTTACAGCTCTTAATGCAACTCAACTTACTTCAGGAACTGTTCCTGATGCGAGGTTTCCAGCAACACTTCCTGCATTAAACGGAAGTGCATTAACAGATTTAAATGCTTCTAATTTAGCAAGCGGTACTGTTGCTAACGCAAGACTGGATCAACAACTTCAAGACGTTGCAGGTTTAGCTGTTACAGATGGTAATTTTATTGTTGGAGATGGATCTAATTTTGTAGCAGAAAATGGAGCCACAGCTAGAACATCATTAGGATTAGGAACAGCTGCTGTATTAGATACTGGTATATCAAACACAAACGTGCCTAAATTTACAACAGGTGTAGCAGACGATGATTTTTTACGTGTAAATGGAACAGATATTGAAGGACGTTCTGCAAGTGAAGTTAGATCAGATTTAGGTTTAGCCGCTTCTGCAACAACTGATACGACTGACGCAAGTAATATTAGTTCTGGTACTTTAGCAAACGCAAGA